TTATCGACCCAGATGACATTCAGGATATGAGACAGAATCTATGAGGAAAATTACTGATCAAGAAATAATGAACGTCCTTGAAACGTCCACCTCGTTAAGTGAGGGAATTAAAACCCTCGTTGAACTTGATGGAGAAATTCTTCCGATACTACGAAGGGTCATTCCGAATGTTATCGCGGATGATATCGTTGGGGTTTCGCCATTTATGGGACCTATTGATCCCGATGATATTCAGGATATGAGACAGACTTTAAGAGACAGAATCTAGAAATTTCTTTGTCTCTGGTTTCCTATCCAACAGCACCGCCTGAGACGCAAGGGTGTTGGCGGCCTCGGCGATCAATTCTCGCGGCACAAGTTGACAATTACCACATTTACAATCGCCCATGTAGCGAAGAGTCGTGCGTTCCAGTAATTTCTCTATGAGGGTCATTTCATCATTCCTGTTTAATCCTCGATCACCGGAGGCGGCTCGGAATCAATCGTGTGTAGGGGAATTCCATCCAACACGGTGGACTTGCGACGACGAAAACGGCCACGCTTCACTGGAATACGACGGGTGCCATCCAAGGAGGGACCCAACTGGGTCGTCTCATGGAGGGATTGCCGCGCAAATGAGGTTTTGATCCCGTTGGCGTCCCCGGCGGTCTTCATATGACCGGTAAACGAGTGAGCCTCTATCAAATCGTCCCGAATGTCACGCTGCTTCTTCTCCGCCTCTATGAAGGTCAGGAAAGTGCGATTCGCAATCATCGTGTAGTAGTTGAAGGGCTCGTTCGACTTTTCGGGATCGAATTTCAACGCATTGTGGCAGACCGCCATAAACGCGGAGGCTTTCATATCTTCAATATATGAGTTTCCCGTCAGGTACACGAAACCATTACGACGGGCTACGAACACTCCAAATTCTGTTTCCGGACACCACACCCGGCCCCGATAAGGAACTGTGGGATAATTTGGGTAATGAGACTTATCTTCTCCAATCACACGGTTGGAATTTTTCCCACCATGAAAATCAATTTTTTCAACCACGTTGTGATGAGTCCTTGATGTAAAAATCCGGACAACATGAAATGGTTTTTTACCGTATCCGTTTGGTTCTTTGAGACGAGTGGAGGTACGATATCCCGCGAGAGTACACAGCACGATAAATGCATCCACGTGATCCTTACATACTTGACCGTAGTTCATGTATTTTCCGTATGCGCGCCAACCATCGGCATCAACCATGGTGTTGATGAGAATTTCCCTCTGAGTTTGGGACAAACTCAGAATAAAATCCAATGTGGGGACGCGATTTGGAGCAACGTTGATCAAACGATTTCCCATTTCTTTTGATAGAGTGAACCCGATTAGGGTATGTCCCAATTGAGAACGATACGTCTCACCGTGCTTAGATTTGAGAATTTCAAGACATGCACGAATCCGATTCGCTTTTTTACCTTCGTTTTGATGGACGATCACTCTGGTATAGTTACGATCTGTAGGACGATGATAATTTCCCTCGGTTATAGTCCAACCGACCAATTCAACGAACGCGTCATCGTATTCGGGTAATTGCGAATTTTCCACTGGTTGACTCATCATAACGAGTTTGTCTCGTTCACGAAGTAATTCAACCGGCTTGATTCCCTCGGTGGTCAAAAATTTATGACCGGGGGTCACCAAGGCGTCGAACCCACGGGAGGTCATATGGAACATGTTGCCGTCGAAATTTCCCCGATATACGGATTTTACCTTGGACCATGTAAGAATACCGTCCTTGGACGATAGAATCATATCGTCGGTGGAAAGATCATCCATTGTGGTCCACCCGCGCCGGGTCAAACACTCGGTCGTTTCATCAACGCAGTAATTTCTCCAGTTTGGAAGCTCGCCAAATTTGTACACGATTTGCTCGATCATATCGATCAATTTCGGAGTCAGGCACTCAGAAGGACTCCGTTTGGGGTACTTCTTCCGAATCGCCTTCGACTTGGTGATCTGCTCGATGAGGTCTGATTTCTTCGCGTAATGATTCTTGGGTTCCATGTGATTCCGTTCCACCCAAGGGGTTGTCCGAGGGTTTGGAAATCCGTACCATATGTAGAGATATCTATGTTCTAAATCAATCCTTTTTATATGTAAATAGTCGATCATGGCAGTTTCAAGAATTACAGACGCCCTTTCCTCGCGATTCGCCGCAAACCCCCAACAGGCGGGTTCTGTGATTGAGCAGTATGCGGCGCGGTTGGTGCCGTTCGATCTCCCCTTGTTGGCGAGAACCGCAAACGAAAAGAGTGCGATGTGGCCCATCATCAAGACCGGGGGGTTGGTTTTCCCGTTCACGCCGACCATCGGCGAAGGGGTGAGCGTCAAATATAATTCGATGGAGATGGTCCACTCGAATGAGGCGTACAACGTGTATCAGGCCACGGATAACGTGCAGATCACCTTGTCGAATTGCACGTGGGTCTGCGACACGTTCGCGAATGCCGTCTACACGCTCGCGGTGTTGCACTTTCTCCGGAGCTACTCGTTTATGGATTTCGGTAAGGCCCGCTCGGCTGGAGCCATCCGGGGTCGTCCCCCGAGTCCGATGTGGTTTTCCGCGTATGGGAATTATGCGTATAATCAGGTCCCCGTGCTGTATCAGCGGGCGGATTGGACTTTTCCGGAAGATCAGGATTATGTGGGGGTGCCCAACCCGGGAAGTCCGGAATGGAATTCCTGTTCGTTGGTTTCCGAGGGCTCGCCACGGGCGTTGGGATCGGCCACATGGTTGCCGATTAAATTTGTCGTGAGTTCGATCTCATTGATCGTGCAGCATTCTCCCCGGTATTGGATCAATTGGTCCCTCGACGACTACCGCTCGGGTGCGATGTTGGACAGGTCGTCGAATCGCTCTTTCCATGATGTGATGCCCCCGGGAGAGGCACTGACGGGATCGGGATCGCTGGCAAATTCTGGGGCTGCACCGCGCGCACCCGCCGTGAGTGTTCCAGCCATTCCTCTTGATATTCCCACCGTGCCTCTTACGGGATAATACATGACCATTCCTGTTTATTCCCCCAGTTATGATAATCACTCCTTGTACCGGTTCACCAAGTTTAACGGGCGGTTCATGGACCTTTATGTGCATCGTCGGATCGAGGCCCACCCCTTGGACACGGTCTCCGTGATCACTGAACAGAAATATCATCTTCGTCCGGATAATTTCGCATTCGACTATTATGGGGACGCCGATCTGTTCTGGGTGGTTCCCGTGCGAAACGGATATCAAGACCTGATATTCGAGTTTCGAAAGGGGCGGAGAATTTTCATCCCCTCACCCTCGTATATTGCGGAGTTGTTGCAGTGAGCGATGTCATCCGTCCTGCGAGAGATGTGATCCATAGGGCCAATCGGGAATTAGCAAGAACCCCGCCCGGATCGAAGGCAACCTTATCCCGGGCCATCCTATTCTTGGAACAAAATCTCGGATTACTCAATAGGACCACTGATCCGGGCGAACGTTCTTTGTTGGAAGCCGATATCGCCCAGAAAACAGATACCCTCCGTAGACTTATCGGAGATAAGAGTGTGGCGACCCCGCCACTCGGGGTGATTGACTCTGCGAATGCGATTCGTGAAATCGGGGAGAACATTCTCTCCGATTATATTAATGTCCAGTATCACGTCGCACTTTCGATGGTTCCCTTCAAGGAAGCCGCCATCGCGCAATCCGCCTTGATCAAAGATGGAGAGATCGGGGGAGTCAACCTCAATGACATGACCATTGACACCCGTAAGGACAAGTCTGTCACCCTAGCGAGCACCGGTGAGGTGTTTCGAAATCGACAGAATGCCACGTTGTTCTCGGACGGGGGAACCGACGTGACCGGTACGGGTGACATCGCGAACGTTTTGTTGGAATCCACTTTCCTCGCCGATCCCCGTAATTATTACAATATTTCTGAGATCGTGATGGAAAACACGATGGCCCCCTCGTTGACCAACTCTAGTATCTCTCAGATGCTAACCATGAAGATGAGAATCGCCGAACCTCATGGATTCAAACTGGTCGAGGATATCAAGCGGTTGGCGTTTGATCAGGGATACCGATTCGTGAATCACGCGCGGGCGATCTACCGTGTGGATTTGTGGTTTTCCGGTTACAAGATGTACGACAAGAACGATAGCTCGGTGGCGATTGGAACATGGGTGGAGAATATTCCCGTGTACAACGACTACAACAAGGCCGCGACCACGGTAACCCCGTTGAGTTATTACATGTATATAACGTCGCTTTCAGCGGAACTCACCGCCAATGGAACCATGTATGATGTGGATTTCGTCCCCATGGGTGGAGTTGCGTTCCGGCCCGAGGATACCGTGCTGGATGCGGCCTCGATGAAAACACAGAGTGGAAACCTCAACACTGGGGGCACCATTGGTGATTTCTTGGATTCCCTTGAAACGGTTCTTCCCAAGATGCGATTGGACTCCAGTAAAGACCTAATCGTGAGGGATTACAAATTCTACGCCCCCCAGTGGGTCCGAGATGCAAGTTTGGGTGCTGGGGCGGAATCCCGCCTGTCTACAAAAATTGGAAGTCTCAAGGGAGCGAACCCCTCAGCGGCAGCCGTGGTGAATTCCGCGCGCGGCTCATCGGTACTAGATTTGTTGAACGCTGCGTTTGCGGATTCCGCCGAACTGCGAGACCTATGGTTGGTGGATGATGATGCGAATAAGAATTTCTTGGTCCCGCGTACGCATATGAGCATCCGCTTCAATGCGAAGTATTACAACGCCTCGGGTGTCACTGCGCCCCCCGATGTCGGGGCGGGTGATCGTGATTTGAACGATTACAAGAAGATCACACTAGAGTATCTGATCGAACCCTATATCACGTATAAAGCATTCACGAGTGACGAACCCTCCAAGGTGAAGGAAGTCGCCCGTCCGGAAAATCAGCTACAACGGGTCAGGAATTTGATCAAGTATGGGATGCTCACACGCATCTACAACTATATTTGGACCGGTTTGAATACGGAGATTCTCGATCTCCCGTTGCAGTTCAAGAATTTCTACCTTGTCCCTTTGTGGAAAGGTGCGGAAAACGGACAGGCAACGCGTGGTAAACTCACGAATGCTCCTGCCTCGAACCCCTATGCGAACACGAGCAAGCTCATTGGAGACGCCGGGGTGGACCGTCTGATGAAACAGTTGTTCGGGGAGAAGAACAGAATTCAGGAAGCCTCGGCGATATTTGATGGTTCCAACCCGTACACGATTTTCAATATGGGCTCGATGAACACCGCCCCGGATGTTGATCCGATGATGAGTCAGTCGTCGGAGCGTAATAGGTTGATGAAATACCTGTACTACGAGAACGATCATTTCGAGAATGATATGCTCCGTCTGGAGGGGATGAACATCAAGGGCGATCCAATCTGGTTGATGTCTCCCTACGCAAGTGCCCGTATCAATCCTCTCACAGATAGTGCTGGTGTGTCTGGATCGGGTGCCGCCGACGTGAAAATTCAACCACAATCCTCCCGTGTAATATTTCTGAGAATGAATGTTCCCAATCAGGATGATTATATGGGTCCGAAATTCTTCGCCGATGGATTGAACAAGCATCCGCATATTATCGGGGGATTCTACGAAGTCCTAAAGGTGACCTCCACGTTCTCGGGGGGTAAGTTTCTCCAGAAAGTTGATGCGGTCAAGATTGCCAATTTGAATTTCGCGGAGGAACTGTTTCAATTCGGTCCCAACCGGGTCTATTTCAAGGCGGGTGATCCCTCCATGTTGGGTTCGCCCGATGAGGGGCGTCCCACCCCGGAGCAGACGAGTGGCATTCCAAATGGACCAACGAATTCCGCTGGGGTGGGAGGAGCACAGCTTAGTCGTCCCCTCACTACGGAAGACGTGAAGAAGGCCGATGAGTATTTTAATTCCCGTAATAGTGGTGATTACACAACCCTATCGAGCGAGCCCCTAACGAGAGAACAGAAGATTCTTGTCGCTCGTGCGTACTTTATGAACAAAGGACTTACCGAAGCCCAAGCCAATGGTGTCGTCGGTAATATGATTGGTGAGAGTCAAATGAAAACCAGTGCCAGAAATAAGGGTGATGCCCGAGATGGCACAGACAGTGTTGGTATTATGCAATGGAACCAAGATCGTCTTCGTGGTGGAAATGGATACGCCGGATTGTATCCGTTCGCGTCTAGTCATCCGGGTAAAAATGCCTATGATTTGTACACTCAGTTGGATTATGCGTGGCAGGAAAGAACTGGTCCCGAGCAACGTCCATGGGATGGCGCGTTGAAGGGCAAGGATCAATCCGCCGTAACGCAGGCGTTCATGCAATTAGTTGAACGTCCTAAAAGTAAGGAATTTTCAACGGATCGAGATGATGCAGCTAAGTTAACACAGGAAATTGGAAAGCAAGCGAAGAAGATAAGAACAGATAACAACCTACCAAGTGGACCCTAATGGCATACGAAGACGGTCTGTCCAAAAATATACGCGCGGCGGGTGGACCTCGAAATGTGGGCGGTGGTCTGGTAAGTGAAACGGGCCTTGCCCCGGGGTTGCTGATCGGAACAGTCATGGACGATCAGGACGAACAACGCGCCGGTCGTGTATGGGTGAGTATTCCGGGACATACCTCACGACGGGTGGATTCTCCGGCGACGAGTCCGACTTGGCGAGGCACGGTTCCCGACCGACGCACCGGACAACTTGAATTTGATCAAGAATTACGTCGGAATTGGATTCTGTGTCAGCCCGTGTCCTCGTTCATGGGATCGGATGAGAGACGTGCGGATTACACCGTAGATGGGAGAAACTCCTACCGGGGTGATGTATCGAGTTATGGAAATTGGTCTCAGCCGAGAATCGGTGATCAGGTCGCGATCATGTTCTTGGGTGGGGATTCCAACGTCGCTTTTTATATGGGATGTTTGGCGAAACCCAACCAAGGCAGAATGATTCCGGGAAGTCCGGGTTATGCGGCGAAGAATATCATCGACGGAGTAGAAGAGAAAGACAAGACCACCCCGGCGGTTGCCATCGCGGGCTATGATAATGCGTTTGGATCAGCCGTGGTGACCGATCCCAAGACGGGTAAAGTGGTGGAGCGTGAGAACCGGACGAACAAGATTCCCGCCCATGCACAGGCTAGGACCGCGATTATCGGCGGACAAGCCCTCGATATCCATCGCGGCCCCGGAACGAGTTCGATGAAGCGCGAATCCCCAAGCTATGTCACGGGAACCAAGACGGCGGGTTGGAACTACGAGACCGAACGATACAACACCAATATGGATGGGGGACAGTTCGGAACTGACGTTTCCCGTTATCGGTATGTGAATTCCACCGGACATCAGTTCGTTATGGATGACCATCCCGACCATCAGATGATCCGACTCCGATCCAGTGGGGGGTCGCAGATTCTTCTCAACGACTCGGTGGATCACCCCTACGTGTATATCAGCACGTCCAAGGGAAATGTATGGATGGAATTCACCGACGAGGGAAAAATTCAGTTCTACTCCGAGCATAGTATGTCGTTCCACACGGGCAAGGATTTCAACTTCACCGCCGACGAGAATATCAATATGGAAGCAAAGGGGGATTTCAATTTCCTCGCCCGCAAAAATTTCCGTATGACCGTTGGAAAAGAGACCCACTGGGCGTTCGATGGGGATTTTAAGGCGCTCTACCAGAAGGACTCGGATGAGACCCGGTTGGGTCATTTCTATCAGAATATTGAGAAGGATCACCACGTCAAGATCGGGGTGAACCACGTAATTTCCGTGGGTGAGGATCAGTCCAACTCGGCGGGTGGCGCAATCATTAACACCGCCACGGGATCATTCTACGCGAAGGGATCGGGATTGATGTCGTTCGAATCCCCGACATTGTGGATCAATTCCGATGTCACGGCTGAGCCTATCGAGGTGAAGAAAGCGACGAAACCCAAATTTGGTGAGTTGACCAAGAAGTACGATGCCCCGGTGAAGGAAGAGATTTTACAGGGTAAGAACCCCCCGAAGGCTAAATTCCTTGCGCCGATTGTTCCCCAGCATCAACCATGGGCGGGCCGTGAAGGAGTTACCACGTCGGGGACCACGGGACGAGCAAGTCCGTTGGAGATTCCCGGAGTTCCGCCCCAAGCGGGTCCCACCGGGAACGGTGAATATGGCGCGACCAATTTGGTCATGAATACGACCGCCTCGGATAACCGTCGTTCGGGTGCGGCCCTTCCGTACGCGAACATTCCTGATGATACGGTTGGATGCGGTATGGATACGTGGACGGATACCGATCTATCCTACAACAACACTTCCCTGTTCAATGCGGGTGTGATTCTGGCTAATTTCTGGCCCGCGTCCCGGATTGAACCCGCGAAGGCGGCGATTTGGCGTGGAACCACAACGCCGTATCAAACCGAGAACGTCCAAGAACCCCCGGTGTTGGTGTGTGAGCGGTGGTTAAAGCCGGGCGAAATTGCACCCCCGTCTTCGTACAAGTGCACGGACGAGACCAAAGACTATATTCGTTCGCACGAGAAACTCTCTCAATTCCCCGAGGTTATCGATTTGACCACGGTGATCATCGGACGGGGACATCGAGTGGTTGTTGGAGAAACCATCGATGGCACGGTGGTGACGGACCAACTCTATCAGGAATGGGTCAATGGTGGGGCCACCATGACCATGACGTATCTCACCTCGGAAGAGGCTGATGCGTTGTTTGATGACGATCTCGTCGTATATGAGAATTATATCAGAGAGAAGATAACCGTCTACATCACACAGGGCCAATTCGATGGTCTGGTCTCTTTCGCGTATCATGATCAAGCCATAAGCAACCCCCGGGGGCCGTCTCAGAACGTGTTCGCAGCAGTGAATAATGGTCGAATCGATATTGCACAGGAGTTGATGTCCCAGTCCGTCTATGTGGATGGTGCCATCAATGCCGAGGTGGTGCGGCGGCGTCAGGACGAACGTGCGATGATGAATACGGTTCCGAATGATGCTATGGATTACACCGGCACGCGATGGACACCCCCGGTGAATGATACCACCGTCCAATTGGGCGATTTTACGGTATACGCAAGCGTGAAGGCGGCTATTGATGCCGCATGTACTGAGTATACGATTGATCCCAAGTTCATGTACGCGATGTGCGCGCAGGAATCCGGATTCAACCCGAACGCCCGGAATACCGCCGGGGGACAATCCGGGTTGTTTCAGTTCTCCTATGATGTGGCCCTCTACTATGGCATCGTCACGGGAGTATTCGATCCCGTAATCAATGCGGAGGCGTGTGGCCGATACATCTCGGACGCCCGGGCCACATTCAAGTTCCTGAATGAGACCGAAGTGAATCCGACCTCCCCGCAGCTATATTTGCAGATGTTCATGGGTCAAGAAGGGGGAGCCAAGTTTGTCAAACTCGTGGAAACCGACCCAACCGGATCGGCCACCACGGCGGTTGACGAGTTGGTCAGAGGACTTCCGGCGGCCCTTCCCACGATATTCCAGACCTATGATGGTCAATCCCGCACGAATCAACAGGTATACACGCTGTTGACCACGATTTTGACTTCCCGGATGCCTCTCTTGTACGTTTAGGCGAACACATTGATTCTCATATCCCGGGCGGATCGTTTCACTCCGCGAGAAAGACGGATATACGCCTTGTTCCGGATTTGACGAACACGTTCCTTGGAGATGTTCAACTCTTCTCCGAGTTCCTCAAGCGTCACCCGATCCCGATTGTCCACCAAGTACTGGGATTCAAGAATCATGATCTCCCGGGGACTGAGCTTGGCCGAGGCCATTCCTGCCCGGATCAAAGATTGTTGGTGAACGGTGCGGTCCCGCTCGATGAGAGATTGTTCCTGATCGATGGATTGATCTTGGACCAAATCCAGTCGGGTTCCGGTTTCCTCACCGTTGCGAATGGGTTGATCCAGTCCATCGTACCGGGTTTGGAACATCGCTAGAATGGATTGAATCTCAGATAGAGGAACATCCAATTTGAAGGCGATGCTATCCAGCAGGGCGGGGGTGATGTCGAAACAGTTCTGTTTCTTCTGCTCGGCAGAAATCACCCGACGCAAATGGAAGAACAGGGATTTCTTGGTCGCGTCCGTGCAGTAGTTCACGATAGCGAAATTGCGTGTGATATATGCCATCATCACGCCCCTGATCCACGAAATCGCATAGGCGGAAAAACGATTTCCGTTATCAATATCGAAACGGCAAGCCGCCTCGGTGAGGCCAAGATTGCCCTCGCCGATGAGGTCGTCCGCGTCTAAATTGTATCCTGAGAGTTGTCGCTGAATCTTGTACACGAGGGGTGTAAAATTCATAACAATTTTACTGAGAATTCGATTTCTCTTGGCCAGGTGTGTGGTTTCCTTGAGTTCTTTGAAAAGTGCCTGCTCTTCTTCCTCGCTGAACAGGGCCTTGGCCGTCCGGTATTGTGAAATCCCCATTTGGGTTCTTTCGATTTAGCGCCGCCCGGACTCACTAAATAAACAGTCATGGGAGGCGCTAACCCACAGGACTTAGCCCGATCTGAAATGGAGTGCAAGAGGTTTTTTCAATGTCTTTAGACATTTACCGAGGTTTTTCGTCAAAAGGGGTAAAAAACGGATTCGATACGTCGATTTCGGGAATAAATCTTGTCAAACAGGACCTCCAGAACCATTTTGAAACAGAGCAATACGAGTGCGTGGGAAGACCCCTGCATTACTCGATTATTCCGAATTTGCTCTTTCAGAAAGATGACCGGACCAAGATGTTGGCGAAATTAGACGCGGAACGGATTTTCAGGTCCGATCCGCGTGTTTCCTTATTGGAGCTAGATATACAGCAATCTGATCACCGCGTATTCGTGATCGCCAAGCTGCGTTTCGAACAATTCAATATGGATGACTACTTCATTGTGACGCTAGGGGATAACCGATGAGCGCGCCGTGCATTCTCTGGGAAGGATGTGTGAGTAGTTCCGGATATGGGACCTCGTCTTATAAAGGAAAAGTTACGTCGGCCCACCGCGCGGCCTATATGCGTACCAAAGGACCGATTCCAGAAGGCCGTGTGATACGCCATACCTGTGGAAAAAAATTATGTGTGAATCCGGATCATTTAATTCATGGAACTCAAAAAGAAAATATGAATGACGCGAATAGTCCAAAACGACGTGGGAAGAGTTCTCTCTATAAACCTCGTGGTATGACGGTTGATAAGGTGCTTGGGTGGCTCCCGAGTATAGTTATTGTTGAGAATGATTGTTGGATTTATCCAACCACGAAATATAAGAATTTGTATCCCACTATTAGATTTGGAAAGAGAATGTATTATGTTCACCGTCTGGTGGTATGCCTCACAGAAGGCATTTCCTATGATGTGAATTTCATGGCCCGTCATCGTTGTCATAACAAGCATTGTGTTGCTCCACATCATTTTCACTCTGGGACACGTAGTGATAACACTAAGGATAGTATATTGACCCATCCTATGACGAAATTGAATTGGCATATCGTAGATCAAATCCGATCCTGTAGAGACGCTATTAAGCTTCTTCCCGAACCGGGTAAATTCGATATGATATTAGGTAAATACTTTGAGGTCAGTGTTCAATCTGTTTCGAATATCCGCCGTAATAAATCATGGAATAGAGGAAACGGGCATTGAGTGCAATCAGCCGCCAGAACACATTGTTTGTCTCCGAAGAATGGATCAAAATTTACGACGCCATCCAGAACGTCGATTTCCGCGCGTTCGATCATGACAACTACATCAAGGCGGTGATGAGCTACTTGGCTCAGCATCATCCTGACAAGTTTAACGACTGGATCGCCTCCTCGGAATTCGTCATGAAAATCGAGGTTCTGACGTGGCTCACCCAGAATATCTCGTACCGGGTAGATTTGAACGCGAGGGAAAATTTCCTCGCCACGGCAGAGCGCCGGGGCAGCCTGTTGCAACTGGCCCAGAACATCGCCTATCGGGTGAACCGGGTGAAGTCCGCCTCGGGAGATGTCAAGATTACCTCGATCCAGACCGATCAGCCGATTGTCGATCTTGATGGTATCGACCTTCGTAACCGATTGATCGTGTGGAATGACTCCTCGAATGAGAATTGGTTCGAGCAATTCACTATGATCATGAATGCTGCGTTTTCTAACCGAACCCCCTATGGGAAACCCCTCGCCTCGTTCACCTCGGAATCGATCCGTACCGATCAATACGTGTTCAACTCGATCAGCCCCGATTCCGGGTGTTATCCGTTCGCCGTTGAAGGCACCACCGGATTGCTCGCGTTTGACATGTACAACGCCAATCTTGATCCCGACACCGGGGCGTACACCGAATTGATGCCCGGAATTCGTCGCGCCCTGCGGATATTCTACCGTCAGGACGGAAATGGATTTGCCAGCCCCGACACGGGATTTTTCCTGCCGATCAAGCAGGGAAGCCTATCCAGTCAGGACGTATCGTTTGATTCCCCGAAGGTCGTTCAAACCCTCACGTTGGCCGCCAACCACATAAATAACAATGATATTTTCATCCAGAAGATCAACACCGATGAAGAAGTCGTGGAAGAGTGGACCAAGGTCGATACCGTATTCGGCGAGGGTGTGAGCTTCGATCCCGCTATCTTGAATTCCAAGAAGGTATTCGAGGTGGACACGCTGATCAACGATCAGATCAGAATCCGCTTCGGCGATGGCGCGTATGGTGAAATCCCAGTGGGGACGTTCCGTATATGGGCACGAACAGCCGACCCGAATCCGGTAAAGACCAAGACGAACACGCTCCAGAACAAGGTCGCGGTGTTCCCCTACGTGGGAGCGGATGATCAGGTTTATTACCTACGTGTGGCGTTCTCATTGGTTAGGGATTTGGAGAATGGTGCTCCGAGTGATTCCAACGACGATATCCGCACCCGGGCGAACAAGGTGTTCTATACGCAGAATCGTATGGTCACCGGACAGGACTTGAATAATTGGTTCCTCAAGGATGATGCGATCCGAAAGGTCCATGTTGTTAATCGGACCTACTCGGGACATTCCCGTTACTCGAAGCTTCATGATCCGACCGGACTCTATGAAAGCGTGCGAGAACTCGGAAACGACGGGCGTCTGTTCCAGAGACCGACTCTGACGGTTACCCACGTGAGTGCTGACACCACCCGGGTCTCTACCAAACAGATCATGGATCAATACGTGAAGCCCGCGTTGGCGAAACCTGACAAAACGCAGCTATATTACGGATTGTATAACGAAATCTTTTTTCCCACCACGGTTGAATACCGGTGGGACCAAACCTCAATCGTCGGCACACAGGGGTTGGGTAATATCAGACGTGGTGGTGTGGTGGTCCCGGTCGGTGAGACGGGTATCCGTCTGATGCAATACGTCGGAGCAGATACGGTACTCCGATATGATTCTCCCAACGGGCCGGTCGCGCACGTGGTCCGAGTGATCGATGACGGGCAAGCCTCAAATGGGATCATTCTGGGTGGTATTGTTCCAGATAATGCGAAGTTCTATTCGGTGTTTCCTCCTATGAGGATTCGCATCAATCAGAGTGAAGAGTCAGAGATGATTCGGAGACTCTCGGGTGGTGTTAATTTTGGTTTCGCTTGGGATTTGCTCCTTCAAGAGTGGAAGGTGATCAATTTCAATGACCTTGATATCAATTCTGTATTTGCGTTGGATTTCCGTGGCGACACTACAAATGCGTTCAAGGATGCCTCGTGGATAATCCGCTTCGAGTATATTGCGGATTCCATCAACGGAGATCGCTGGAAGATCGTGGATCGTGGACTGGCGATGTTTTTTGAGTCAGCCAAGGACTTGGATTTCTTCTACATCAATTCCGATCCCGTGGTTGATCCCCAGACGGGTCTGGTCAGACATGACACCGTGCAGGTATTGGGATCGAATGAGGCAAAGACTTCATTGCGTCGTCGTGGTTTGACCCCGACTGGAGAACAGCCGTGTGAGTTGAACGCGTATGAATTCACCGGAGACGGGGTGGAAACGTGTTTCCAAACCTCGGAAACTCTTGATCCGAACAAAATCGTCGTCAGCATCAATGGTGTGTTTCAGATATTCAATATTGATTTCACCATTACGCATTCCGTGTATGGTGATTCCGTCTGTTTCAGTATTCCCCCGGGAACCGGATTGAACGCGGTCGTGCGTATTTCTGGAGATTTGATCCCCGCCTCGATCCGTGTGTTCTCGTATTTGATCACCACTCCGAGTCAAACCGATTTCGACTTGTATCAGCCGAACGTGATCGCACCGAACATGCTAGTGTTTGTTGATGGTATTTTGCAGAATCCCACGTTGAACTTTGGAACCGGCGCTTTTGGTCCTAATTCCTCGTTGGTTATGGGTGAGCCTCTCACGACTGGTTCACAGGTTATTGTGCATTATGCGGGAAATATCGATTCACAAATTTTTACCATTAATGCCAAAGACGGAAACGGCGCGACTACGATATTCTATGCCCCAACCACGTCACAAACCAATGATACTGTTCTCATCACAATCGATGGTGTGATTCAGGAAATCGACAAATATACGCTGGCACCTGATGTTCTTGGGACTAAAATCACATTCGCGACTGCGCCCCCACTGGGAACCGTCGTGGGTATATGGTCGGTAACGAACCCAATTTTGACCAAGACCAAGAGGTATGATTTTGTCACCAACGGAGTGACTACGGATTTTCCTCTATCGGCGTTTCCAAATATTTTGGAACAAAATATTCTTGCTGCGGTTCAGGGTGTCTTGCAGGTGGGTCCCTACTCGGGTTTTGGAGTGTGGAGCATCGTCAGCGGAAATATTGTGCGATTTGCCACAGCCCCGCCAACAGGTATCCTGAACGTATTCGTCCTCGCGGGTGCGGCGGGTGTGTTGACGAATCCGCGTAATCGCACCCTGATTCTCAATCCCGGTCCGGGTGACATCACCCAAAACGGGTGTAATATAAAGTGGATCGGCACGGATGTCGATTTCTGGGTCCGTGGTGAATACTTTCATGACGACGGGTATGTAAATTCGAACGGGGTTATGATCAGTCCGTCCGATTTGGATCAAGACGGATTCGATGATAATCCCTTCATCTATCGCGATCTTATCATCCAAGACGGTTTCACCGATCTAGTTTTGTGGCGGCGTACACAGGAATTGGGCAAGGATATTTGGTCCCCGATCAATCAGTTCACCTCGCCACGGGGGACATATGGACGTTCCAGTACGGGTCAACCCCTCGCGGGAAGTGCCTTGGCAGTGACCATCAACGATGGAGACATTCATTATGATGTCTCCACCACAACGTGGCTCGTGGCGAATCGACTGACCAACCTGTGGGGTGCCGCTGCGTCCCAGACCCAGTACAAGAAGGAGGTTGGTCGCGACCATCTTCGTTTCATCTGGTATCATTATTCTCCCCAGTCTCAGAGGATCGATCCGAGTCCGGGTAATATTCACGACGTGTATTTGCTCACGACCGCGTATAATCAGTCATATCGGAACTGGCTCCGTAATAATGGAACCGTGGATAACGAGCCCACGGCTCCCACACCAGAGGCTTTGCGTATCCAGTTTGACGATCACACGCAATTCAAGATGCTCTCGGATTCTATTATTTTCCACTCCACCCGGTTCAAGCCGTTGTTTGGACCACAGGCGATTCCCGAGCTACAAGCGATCATCAAGGTGATTCCGATGCCCGGGGCAAAGATTGGAGATAATCAGATTCGCACTCAGGTATTGACGGTGATCGACGATTACTTCGATATTGCCCGTTGGGATTTCGGTGAGTCGTTCTACTTCACCGAACTCTGTGCTTTCATCCATTCCAAGATGGCCTCGTTGATTCAGTCGGTGGTTATCGTTCCGAGGATGAACGGACAGGCGTTCGGCAAGCTGTTCCAAGTCAGATCGTTGACGGACGAGCTATTCGTGAGTGCGACCCAACTTGAGGATATCGAGATAGTATCTAGCCTGTCCGACGACGAACTTAGGATCGGAAGTTTGACATAAACTGTTGTCGATATGAGAGAAATTCCCATATAGGGAGGACGATTCGAGAGAAATGTCCATATATGGAGAAGATAAGCGTCCATAGCGGGGGATTGAGACGAGGGCGGCCAAGCGGTCGCCCTTTTCTTTGTGATAAAAGCCCCCGTGAATTGGGTAAATAATTGATCAAGCAGGGCGAATTCATGAAAGAACGGCGTGCGTTTAATTTATACCCCCGGACAATTCGTACCGATCTGAACAATCGTGAGACGTATTTGATCGATGATCCGCTGTTCGAGCCGGAACAGTTTGAGTATCGTAATGGGTATATCGGGGATGTCGGAATTCTCACCGCCGACGATCTCGCCCGCACTCCCAGAATGGCCTCTGATCTGGGGGTCGCCCGCGAAATCGAGCAGTATCAGGTTGGGGCCGTCTACGTTGACCCGGAGACTCGGGTAAAGTCCAAGGGCGCGTTCGTTAGTGATCTCGTGAACCAAATCGCCATGAACGGTGGATTGGTCGAGGATCAGAATCGTCTGTTCTCCCAGCACATGTACAATTGGTCTCCGCCGATTGATTACGACAAGATCATCAACTACTCCCGGTATTACTGGGTCGCCCCGGGTGACGCTACGGTGAACGGCGAGTACGTGACCAAGGAAGCCTCGGGATCGATGACCGTTCTCCATAAATTCGATGGAAGTGCGTTCATTCGAGTCGAAGCTACGATGGTGAATGCGCTTCCCGGTGCGGGTGCCCTGAACGACCTCGTAGAGCTATCCAGCAACGTGTCCCGTTCAATATATCGATGGAACGGTTCCGCGTGGGTGGCGGTGATTGCACGGGTTGTGGAGGACGTTCCGACCAACCTGAGTAACTACAGCGTGAATGACTACGTCTACGTGGCACGAACGGGTCCCCTGTTTAATCGTCCGCTGCTGTGGATGTACTCCAGTGGAGCCGGTCGATGGATATCCCAGTCCGTGGTGGTATCCCCGGTGGAACCCATTGCACCCCACGAGGGCACGGTATGGGAAGACCCCAGTGTTCGTAAATTTCGACGGTATTTTAATGGGGCGTGGACCGATCTCGTCTATACGACGGGTATTCCCACTGGCATCGTCGCGGACGGAACCGTTCGATATGACATTCGTAAATGGAGCGATGTCGCTCTGGATACGTGGTCGCAGAATAATTGGTGGATGAATCAGAAAGACCTATCCCCGGTGGATCAGGCCGCTCTTCGTGTGGGTGATCAGGCAATCCGACCCATCATAGAATTCTGGAATGGTATTGAGGCAACTGGTCCCGTGAGGACCACCCGAAATCAGTCTCCATTGTTCAAGATGTATCAATATTCAACGAGCGCGATCACCGACCCCTCGCTGTCCACTCCGATATTCACGTACAAACGTGGCACCGGACGGGATGACCTAGTTCTGGGATTTCCCCTGTCCTTCGACGAGAACGGAGAATTTCAGTTCGAGTTGAATCTGGAATTGGGAACCGGCCCCCTCGGATATCGTTTGTTCAAGAATTCCCAGACTAGCAACTATCATTCGATATGGAGCCGCTCGGCTGATCCCGTGTTTTTGAGTTCCCGCTTGGACGATAATAACCAAATCCACTATGAAATTCCACCAGCTATGGTGTCGAATCCGGACCATCAAATTCTGACCACCGCTACGCGTCCCAATGTGATCAATCATATGATCTCGGTGATAGGGACACAGTCCGATGGGGACAATCTGGGTATCAACTCGTGGCGTTGGTCTTCCAAGAATCTCAGCCGTGGGGCACATCTTCGTGATCCCGAGCACTCCATGCTCCTTCCTCTCGCGTTGGTGCAGGACCCCAATTTGGACATTCCTGATGCGATTCGATTCGTGGAAAAGGAATACGCCCGGTTCTGGACCCGTTTCACCCGGCGGATGACGGAAATATGGGATCGTGCGTCTCTCACTGATGGTCAGGGACAGCTAATATCGTTGACCCCGACCCAGATCATCAACGTGATCCTGACGGATATGTTTGCCAGTCGGAATAGTAGTTTCCCCTATTATTACTCGGGAATGGGAACCTATCAGGAAACCCGAGTCAGCGCGGGTGTCGCAACGATCATCGATACCGCTCTAAAGCCCATCTGTGTTCCGGCGAGTCCCGCGCGAACCGGGTGCGGTCCCACATATGTGCCCGGGACATTCACCGAGAATGGCACCGTTTACCTTCGCGGACACGAAGGAACGATCATCGAGTCGTTCGGGGATCATCGCGACCTCGTATGGCTCGCGCTGCATCAGAAAATGTACACCGCCGTGGACGTGACGTTCAAAACCGAATCCAGTTTGGTTACCACTCGCCATGGGGGGAAGACCTTCGTTCAGGATTTCTACGGTGATTATTACCCGACCGAGACGCGTTCCGTTTACGAGTACGTTGCCGATTACACACTGATCGTGACTCCCGTGACGGGAAATTGGTACGCTTCGTTGGCGGGGCTGGTATATGCGAAATACAATGGGGCAACGTGGAGCACGTCTCCAATTCCTCCCGATGATGTTTTCTACGATGATATCAACGCCAAATACTATTTTTTCAACGGCTTGACCATCTATGAGATCAAGACGTTCAATCACCCAGTGAATACCTACCGATACTCGATGACGGAATTCCGCCGGATCATACGTCGGGAATTCGAACGCTGGGTGATCAATCACAACATGGACTATGTTGTGAACTCCACCTACAATAATTCTGATCCATTCACGTGGAATTTTTCCAGTTCGGGACTGGAAGGAAATTACAAGGGTATCTATCGTCGCCTTTATAAGACGCCGCGTCCCCATTCTCATCCGTGGGAAGTCGTCGGGTATAGTATTGAACCGACGTGGTGGAGAACCACGTACGTCCCCACAAGTACCAGTGGTGATGGAACCCCCCGATATGGATCGGCTCATACGATGTGGGTCGATCTCCAAAACGGACTAGTTCATTCCCCGTTGAACATATTCGATCCCAAATTCGAGATGCTCGGACCGATTCCGGTGGACGTAGCTGGGGCGCTTCGCGATCCCATCGCGCTTGGAATCGTTCTTGAAGGTGCGCTCGATCCTCGCCGTTTGAACGACGGATGGGTATTTGGGGATGGTGGCCCGGTTGAAGAAAAATTCTACAACTCTTCACATTACGCTTATGCGTGTTCTCTTGCAGGATACTTGATGCGTCCGTTGGAGTGGATTGCCACGAAGTGGGGGGATCAGACGTTTTATCTTAATGGTCTGTTCACCAGCCCCCATCTGATCGACCGTACGAGTCTTCGCCGTTCCCCCATCGCGGATAACGAAGTTCATCTCCTGAACGGCCCCGTGATCGGTTTGAACATGTGGATCACGGACAGAATTTCCTCCTTGGGAGTTTCCGTCGCCGAAGGATTTGCGAAGATCGTCCAGAACACCCAGCCCAGTATGGCGTGGAAAACCTACGGGTACATCAATCCGGAACGAACCGTTTACACCTTGTTGGGGGGCTCAGAAATCCCCTATGAGGATGCATCGGTCATTCCATACAAGTCCCGCCCCACAAGCAGCGAGTTCGGATCGGGCCTCTATTTGATTCGTGAAGACTCTGGATACCGAGTGTTCGGATACGACTATAATAATCCATTCTTCCGCATCGAAACCCCCTCGATCCCAGTTCAGGGTGGACAGGTGGAGAGAAAGGAAACCTTCACCGCTGACATCAATCAGCGCACGTATGTTTTGCAGAATCTCGTCCTACCCACCGTGGGCAAGGCTAACGACACCGCCAAGCTGGCCTTTTTGATCAATGGAATGAAAATCCGTTCCGAATATGTCGTGGCGGTGGATCAGCGGACCATTGAACTCGATCCCGTCGTTCAAATCAATGGTGGTGAGACGATCACCGTGGTGGTTCTCACCGCCATTTCCAATGCCTCGACGATGATGAAGAAATTCACCGTCCGTGGGGTGGATTATTTCTACTTCTCCGAAGGATCAGGCACGTACATCGATGTCCCCTACGGAACCTTCCTGCCGGGAGCCTCTGAGGTCGTGAACTTCATGATCGGATACGGACGATATCTCGACACCCGTGGATGGAAATTCGAGACCTACCACGATGATGACTCTGACATTCGTGACTTCCTGACCGGGGCGAAACAATTCGCTGTTTGGTTGAGTGAGATTACCAATCCACAATTGATGCGCGTGACTCAACAGGCGGATTTCGATTCGTTCTATTTCACGCCGTTTTTCACTGTGGCGCGTTTCGATTCCACCCTTGGGCAATTGGACACGGTTGAGTCGATTCAGAACGGTCTGTATGGGGTTATCAATAAGCGTGGGGAACCCATTCCGCCGCCCAAGCTGGACGTACTAAAGATTGGCAACGGGATTAAGATCACCTCCACTGACTTTCCTGTTCTTGAGGGAGAGAATGAAATATACGGGGTCCGGGTCAATATTTCGGAGGCCCAGCACGTTGTGTTTTTCTCTCAACGGACCCGATTTGGACAGCTTATCTATGACCCGGTTCTGGGAATATACCAACCCACCATCCGTGTTGATACCTACCGGACCAAGGAATGGTCTGGACAGTTTGACGCCCCGGGACATCTTATCGGCGAAGAGAAGCTCTTGCCTAATTTTGAAAAGCAAGCGACCGATTTCACCCGGTTCTATGACCGTATCGATCCCATAGATGATCCCTTGAAGCGGGATCAGGCATGGAACCTCTATGGGTATTACCCGATGGATTCCTACATGGATCAGCTTGGCGCTGATGAGCGTTCCCGGTTCGATTATTATCGGGGTATGATTCACGCCAAGGGAACCATTCGCGCGATCAATGCATTCGCGAAGGGAACCCGCGCTGGGCTTGATAACATTCAGGTATATGAGGATTGGTTGTGGAAGCTTACTGAGTTTGGCGATCAAAACCGCGACGAGGTCCAATTTCGTGTATTCCACACGGATTTCTTCGACAAGATTCAAACTGTTCGTTTTGGTTCGGCGGTTGCGGGATCGCGGGCATTGGTGATCCCTGATTTGAACCGAGTGACCCCGGGAGACACGCGTTGGATCATTCCCACTCGGACTACCAATAGTCTAGTCTCTACGTTCCGTTTCCCCACCGTAAATGGAGATATTGATTATCGAAATTCATACACTTTGAAATTGAGCGATACCGATGATAATACATTGGTGTTGGATCACACCCTGTTTGATCCCATCGAAGGCAAGTATGACCGAAAGTCGGAATCGCTGATCGACTATCGGTCGTTTTATGATCCTGCCCTGTATAATGTCGGACCCAAGGCCCCGAGTTCGAATAATTTGACGTGGGGACCGGATAAGGTTGGGCGTTCGTGGTGGCGTCTGGGTCTTGCGAGATACTCCGATTACAAGAGCCTTCTTCCGTTCTATGAACAGGCCGCGCCCGAGTGGGGACGGATGGAGTACTGTAATGCGACAATCACACAGCAGGGGGACACGGTAACGATAAACCTCCTCGATCCCGTCACGGGTGCCCCGTTCGTTCATCAACGTCCGCTGAATAATGCCACCTTGATTACGATCACAGGAGCCGATCAGCCCGCGTATAATATGCATCAGGTCTATGCGATTGCCACGACCACCACGCAACTCCAGTTGAAGATCAAGAGCACCGTGGGTACGGCGACGGGAAATATTGTGGTTCAGCTTGGGCATATCGAAGTAATGGAATGGATCGAATCCCCGGTTCCGCCCGATCAGTGGATGTCGTATGTCTCCAAGCTTCCCGACAGCGAAAAGGTCCATGGCAAGCCGTTCTTCGTGAATAATCCCACCAGTAGTGCTTCATACTCGGTGTACGAGGGGATTGATAAAAACAACCGTGTCACCCGGAAGTACTATTTCTGGGTCGTGTCTTATACGGGTACGGAAAACAAGAAGGAATTCACATGTGCCCAGATCGCACGTCGTCTGGAAAACCCCACCCGTGAGGGCGTGCCTTGGTTCGCTCCCGTGAATTCGACCAGTATGTTCATCTACTCAGGTGGTGAAAAGATTAAAGACACCTACTCATACGCGGTTGGCGTCGATTCGCGTCTTCGTAATAGTCATGATGAATGGATTCTGATCACCGAAAACGATAAATTCAAAAATCCTCCGATTCAGGTCGAGGATAAGATTATCGACTGTTTCTCCAGAATCGACAAACTGGGAAACCCGGTTCCCGATCCATACTTGGTTGGGGATGAAATTCATGGCTCCGCGTTGTATCCACCGCAAACTATCTTCAAAAATGTAGAAACCGGTTTTACGGTGTGGTTAACTGCGGTGAACAAGATTCTTGCACGGAAGAGCTTCCGGGATGATCCCAACGCAACTCGTTATTTCCAACTCGTAGATGAGTTTCCCGGAAACGCCTTGGGGTATTGGACGAGAACCCCATACCGGATGAAGGAATTCGAGAAAAAGACGATTCTAGAAACGGTCCCTACTATTGCTGAACGAAACTACCGTATGAATGACGGGTTTTATTTCGAAGGAGATGTGGTCCGTGTTCTTACCACGACTAACTCCGATCTGTGGAACTTGGCCGGTAATGTATACGCGGATTATGCCCTAGTGTCCGGGGCATGGACCGAAGTGGGGGTGGAGAACCAAACCCTACGCTTGTTACCCACTCTGTATAATAATCCCACATTACTTCGGCGCGTCTATGAGGATGTAAAAATTCTGTTGAATGAGGGCGAGCGAAACGATTTGTTGTTCTCGGTTCTCTACGAAATGATTCGTCAGAACGAACAGTGCTCGTGGTTTCTCAAGACCTCATATTTGGATTTGCACGTATCAGATAAATTTCGACAGGATCGTTTCGTTCGTCCGAACGAGGTGGATGCGTTGGTGAACAACATCAATGATGTGAAGCCCTTTCACTCGAAACTCCGCGATAAGGAAATTATCCTGACCGTGGCTAATCAAGAAAATGATACAGCGGATTCGATTATCACCGATGATGCAGTGTCTAAGACGGTCCTCGTGTTCGACCGATTGAGTTCGAATATGCAGGACGAATATGGTTGGGATACTCCGTATTTCGATGAAGACAACGGTTTCAGTAAAAATCTCTGGAACATCACCGATTTGGGTCGGGACGAGTGGTTTCAAATCGGAACTCAAAATGGTAACGGGGTCACGACGGCCTTCGTGTTTAGCACGGATTATACCCCGTCGTTGTACGAGCAGAAGTTCAAACTCACAATCTCGGATGGTTCCGAGGTATATGTTACTGATTTGGGTCTGACCTATACATGGATTCTCGGACCACGTACGATCACGTTGGAATTCAGTGGAGCAATCAGCGCCCTCTTGCGCGTAGAAATTTATCAGACGGTCGGCTTCGTCGAAGGTCCCGCCGTGGTGGGTTCTCCATACGCGGGAAGCTATTATCATCAGGCCGCGCGAATGATCGTTAATCATAATGCGATCCCATTCGGGGATGTCGCGGATGATCTCGGACAAGCTCCGGAACGCATCGTTGCCGAGAATTTAGACTCGGCCTCGGTACTGATTCGGAACGATACCTCGCTCGGCGAACGAGATTTCGCTATTACGATTGGACAGGTTCCGGTTCTCCCCGTGGGAATCGAAATATTAGAAACCAGTACCGATACGGTGATGTCTGGGCAGACGTTCTTACGTGGAAACTTCGGTCACATTATCTCGTCTGTCACGGATAATGGCGCGACCCTCGTTCTCAATACGAATTACACAATTACTGCTGGAACAATTGTTACATTTTTGATCCCGATCATTGCGGGTCATACGGTAAAAATCATCTATAGCGGGTTCCCTGTGGGTAAACTCGGAACCTATCAGATGACGGATACCCCGGGGCCGTTCACGATAAACAAGGGATATTTGTATCTGACCACTCCGGTGGTGACTGATACGATCAGTGTGAATTATTTGTACACCCGCAATGGGGTCTCGCCCACGAGTCTCGCTGCGATGCCCGATTATGTCGTGGATGATGTTCTTACGAACCATTTGCAGTTCGACTCTCCGTTGGGTCTCGAAGTGAACCGACGCGTGGGATTGAAAATTCTCAACACCACCACGAATGTGATTTGGACGTGGAACGGAACCATATGGGTGTCCACGGTGACCCTCGCGGGGACCAAGAAAATCCTCGCACTTCGGTCGGGAAAACTATGGACCTTCGCGGCAGGGGTGTCCACGCTCACCTACTCGGTGGGTGACTCAATCCCCGGATCGCCCATATTCGTGTATCCCGTAAACGGAGAAGGTATTGGATTTGGAACCGAGTATTTCGGCACCGACGTGAACGCAGCCGTTAATTGGCCCGCCGCCTATGCGGTAATGCAGTCGGCAACGATTTATTAATCTAAATAGGCACAGAGGATTGATGATGGAAACGAAAAACGAAAAATTCAAGGACAATGGTGGCGTTTCCCCTCAGGGACACGTTAAAATTTTCGAATACACGGACCGATCTCAGATCGGGACGGACTCGGGGCGTGTTCTCCTTGATCAAATGAACGATATCCATAAGGAGAATTTCTCCATTCTCTTGGCTCGGGCGATTGCGGATCGTGTTAATGGAGTGATTTACACGATGCATTTCGGTACCGGCGGAGCCACGGTGGACCCGGCGGGGTTGATCCTGTTTGCGTCTCCGAATGTTACCGGCGCTGCGGATTTGCATGTCCCGGTGTACTATGAGGTCGTGGACGATGCTCAGAATGCCCCGGTGGGAAATCAGATGAGTGTCCGTCACATTAACGGAACCCTGTTCTCGGATGTGGAAATTCGATGCGTGCTGGACCGGGATGAGCCATTCGGTCAGCCCGCCCTGTCGAATACGGGCGCGCTCAATTTGAACACCAGTGGGTTCTCGTTCGATGAAATTGGACTGAAAATGGAAGACGGTTTGTTGATCTCCCACCTCGTGTTTACGCCGATTCTAAAGGCGTCGGATCGAATCATCGAAGCAATTTACACTCTGCGTATTCGCGTGGTCTAGGAGCAATCAATGACAATCCCCGCATATACGATTAGAAATGCCGCTGCCACGATTGTAGCCACGATCAATCCCGCGACCACTACGGGGGTTACTTTTCCGATTGAGATGCCCGGCGCGGGTTCCCCCCAGTATGGACAGTTTTGGAATCAGAACGTTTATCGGTTGATGGAGAATTTTGCCAAGCCCACCGCGCCGAGTAATCCGGTCCCGGGGATGCTCTGGTATAATTCCACGACCAAAGTTGAATCCTACTGGGACGGAACTGAGTGGCGGGCACTACTCTTCGGACCCGTGACGATTCCCGTATCCTCCGCAACGTTACCCGGGTTGCCCGTTTATGCAGATTTGACAACAGGGATATACGCGGACGGTGCGGGGCAGTTTGGGATTTCCTCGTTGGGCACATCGGTGGTTTCATTCTCGAATGCGAGTCCCGGCGTGGCGGCCTCGACTATCTTTGGAAGGACCGACGCCGTACGACTCCCCTCGGGCACCACCGCCCAGCGTCCCTCGGCCCCGGTGGTGGGTGATACCCGAAATAACTCCACGTTCGGGAATGGAGAAATGTACAACGGGACCTTTTGGGCACAGCAGCTTCCCCTAAAGGGCTTCGCTGCGGTCGTATTCGATGGGACCCAATCCGTGGGGGTAATCACCACCCTCGTTGGAAAAAACATCGCCAGCGTGACCAAACTCTCTACTGGTCGGTACACGATTACATTCTCCGGAACCACGTTTGGGACCGGAAATTACTTGATTTTGCCCAACGCGAGATACGATTCTACCTCGGGTTCGGGAATCGGTGTCACGGTGAGTCCGGACAACCAAGCCGTATCTTCCTCTGCGTGTACAATTCAGGTTCTAGCCGGAACCAGTGGAGTCACATATGACGCCGACCGGATAAGCATCGTATTTCTCGAATTTTAACTAAATAGGTGATACAAGAGGATGTGAGATGCCAATTTCAAAAGCGACCCGGGATGTGCTTGACCTTTCCGTGAGACCAGTAACCGCGATTGACGTGAACGTGGTGGGTGGAAATACCAAGCTAATCGATAATGTTCAGATCGGAAGTCGAGTTCCCAACACGGGGGTATTCACGACCGTAAATGCGGCTACGGTCACTGTGAATGCAGCAGGAACCCTCGATTTGTCCGCCGCCGGGGTGGTCGTATTGGGTAAACTTCGGGCGTATTACGCGGATATCGCGGAGTATTACGAGGCCGACGCCGTCTACCCGTGTGGAACGATTCTCCAGTACAACACCGAAGGAAATACGGAAGTCACCATGGCGAAGTGGGACGGATCGTGGATCGGAGTGGTTTCGACCGATCCCTTCATCGTGTTGAATGAGAATTTCGAATTGGATGTGGAAAACGCGGTTTTGATCGCGCTGTCTGGTAGAATTCCCTGTCGGGTGACTGGTCCCGTTCGTTGTGGAGACTATATTGTACTTTCGACGATTCCCGGTGTGGGAACCGCGTGTTTGGATAGTCACGGAAAATCTCGTTCTCCTGAGGGTCCCGCGATTGGGCGCGTTCTCAAAACGGATTTGAATTGGGAAGAGCGTCTTGTAGAAATTAAGGTGGGATAAATGACGTATAATTTGGACGCGCTGATTCAGGCAGCCGATTTCAACACCACGCTGCGTAATCCGATTCAACTCCTCTATGGACCGGGATACTCGGACCGTGGTTATGGACAAACCGCGATTACCATTCCCACCGTGACTCCGCCGGATGCAACCACGGGTGAGCTTCAACAGATGGTCGCCTCGAATGAGTGGACCCTTCTCCGGTCCGCGATGGTCGTGATGGGGAATCATCAGGGAACCACCGTGACTCTGCCCACCGCCGTGGATATCGGCGTGGATAAGTTGATCAAGTACTATTATGGGAATGTCGCGGCGGTTGCCAATTTGGACACGAACCGTTTGGTTCCCGCCGCAGACGCGCTGACGATTTACTCGAACCAGACCGCCCCGAACGATACCTATACGGGGGTGTGGACGACGCAGCTTGTCCATGAGTTCAAGATGGTATTCACCACCGTGGATAAGGCGCGGTACTTCTTCAATTCGGGAGGAACCATCCGCTTTACCCCGTCACGAACGGGTGGCGCGGTGACCCAGCACAATACGTTTTGGACCGATTTGTGCTCGTTCTACGGAACCATTTCGATGGACGCACATCAGACCCGGTCGGTGTTCCATCGCGCACTTGGGGTAACCGATATTGGTGGATCGAGCGGATACTATGAACTCCCCCTGTGGGGCGGGTCGTGGAATGGATCGAACCTTCTATGGAAGGGTATTGGGGATGGAACGACCTATTCGTTCGCGCTCTTTGCGGGATCGGGTAATAACATTTCCATCTATGGTGCGACCGAAGATGGTATGACGGGCACTCTGGGAGACCGGGGCAAGACTCTCCGTTTCCGCATCGAGTTCAACGACTTGAATGTGACCGCCCCGGATACCATGGATGGGACGATGCTCGCGAATGTCTCCATCAATAAGGCTACCACCTACTTGACTGTGGATTCCCCCTCGGCGTGG